GACCGAACTGTCTAATCCTCTTGCTAAATTCTAGATTTTAGGTTTGGTGTGAAAATGATTTACATCTCAGTCTGAGATTTGAAAATTGTTTCTATTGAATTATGTCTATCTAAATATATTGCTTCTCTCAGCATTTGTTCATATACTGGGCCTTGCCCTCCTATTGACATTGCTTTGCTTAGATAGGCTAAAATTGTTTCATTGGTAATATGTATTACAACGTGCCTTCTTGGGTTTGGTACCATCTTGTTGCCTTCCACTACATATAAAGGTCTTGTTCTTAGAAACTGATAAGCTACTGATTTTATCATTTGAGAGAAAGGATGATTATTATCTAATATTGGATCCAAATAGGATACCAACTGATTTATCCTCTCGCCTGATTTGTCAGTAAATCCTTCTCCCACAAATGAAAATGCAGATATATCGCTTAAATATTTTAACATATCCAGTTTAGACGCTAATATCTTTGCAACCTCAAGAGATGCTTCAGGTTCAGCACCTCTCATAATCAAAAATAGGGTTATCTGTTCTATAGTTATAAAACCTTCGCGTAGTAAACTATTAGCAATATTTTCTATATTATTTGCTTTAAGATTTCTAGGAAACGATCCTCTATTCAGTAGTCTTGTCAATTTACTAAATCCTTCTCCAGTTATTATTTTTTCTTCTGAGGATGTACCAATTTGTTTAAACCATAATTGAAGGTTTTTATCAAGTCCTGCTACTGGGCAAAAAGGTAGTCCTGGATTATCCACAACCTCTCCGCTACTAAAACTAACTCCCGGTATAAACTTTGAAGCCAGATAATCATTTACTTCAGGTCTAGTTGTTAGAATATGTGTAACAGCTTCTATAATAAAGTGCGATCTTTTTCTTTTCCAGTGTACATTGATTTTTTGCATCTTTTTATCATCTTCAATCGCTTCTTTTACTTCTTGGTCATATCTAATATAATACGCAGCTGGATCTTTTTTCATCCCTAATGCTATAAGTTGTTTTTCTGCTTCAATTGAGTCCAAAATCTTCTTCGAGTTTACCACCGCATCATACCGTCTTTCAACATCTATCCCTGGCTCTAATGATACTTTCAGTTCTTTCACTAATATATCGTTATCCTTAGCTGGTGCTTTCTTCAATGCTAAAATACATGCATTAATTCTGTATTTTATTTCTTCAGGCCAGTCAAACATTGAAATCATAATGTCACAGTTCGGATCGACGATATTATATGGAAATAGTCCTACACCACCTTCAGAGAGTGGGACCCAAATTAATTCGAATGGCAGTGATCTAACTAGATTCTCTTCTTCACCTTGACTATTAGTTATTTTACCAAAATTCACTCTTCTAATTAAATTCCATTCCATATATAATCTAATCATTGAATAAGCGGTACTTCCACCTCTAAAGATGTACTCCCTATGCTGACCTATCCTAGCACTCATTCTCTCTATTGGATCTAGTGTTCTATTCACATTCTCAGATTCTTCAAGAGAAATCTGCATATATCTAGGTATAGCATATCCACACATTCCAGCTTTTTTCAAGAATTCAAAATGGTATCTTCTCAATCCGGTTTTATTTACAGCAATTGATAAACCGCCACTTTCCGCGACATTGTGTAAAAGCTCTAGAAATTTAGTTTCTACCTCAACTTGATCAGATAGGATTACATCTTGATTCATCCATTCTATAACAGCTATTTGATCGTCACCCTGTAGTTTAAAGGATCCAAATCTGATACAGTCTGATAATAAACAAGAACCAGTTGATAATACAATATGACATGTTTTCATTGCTATATTTACAGCCCTAACAAATGCTAAATTTGCAGATGTATTCAACACCAAAGTACCAAACTCTCCAGATAGTACAAATCCAGTTTTGAATAATACTACTTCACCATCATTTTTATGCACTGCAAAAACCGCGTTTTCCAATGTTTTCCAATGATCTATTAAGCTATCAATTGGACTTCTACCTCCTAATAGTGCAAACCGTTTCTTTGCTAATTCAGCCGCATATTTTTCTCTAACATCCTCAGCTGCACGTATCTGATATACCCTCCAATTTTCATATCTTTGAGTCTGGTCAAAATTCGAAAAATCAGCCAATAAAAGTTGC